AAAGTATACTTAGACGGAGAATTAGGGGAAAAGTACGGCAAAGAGTTAACTATGAATGTTGACTGTGTTGCTGATGTTCTTCGCTGCCTGAGTGCTAACTTTGATGATGTTGAACAATACTTTACAACTGCTGAAGATCGAGACGTATACTTTGCAGTAGAAGTAGGAGATCACACGCTACAAAACGAACAAGAATCTCTACTAGAGTTTAAACAAGGCGACATTTTCATAACTCCTGTCGTTCTTGGTTCTGGAGGAGGTTTTAAGAGTATCCTGGCCGGTGCCCTCCTAGTCTTCTTAGCGTTTCAGCCTTGGTTTGCTCCCATGATAGGCTCTTATGTCGGTCTAGCAACAGGGTGGGGTACTGCAACTATTAGTGCGATTGGAGCAGGTGTAAGCTACGCAGTAGCTGGTGTCGGCCTAGCTTTGGTAGCAAAAGGTCTTGGAGAGCTTCTAGTTCCCGACCCCTCGACGGATGAGCAGGAAGAAGGCTACTTATACCAAGGCACCAGCCAGCCCGTAATTGAAGGAGATCCTGTTCCTGTTTTATATGGTAAGTTAAGAGTTCCGGGCCGTCCTGTGAGCTTTCATGTAAGAAATGAAAATCAAAGTTTCTACAATTATGGAGGAGTCGCGGAAACCCCGTTTACTAGCTCTGGTCCTATAAATCCTAACCAAGGCGGAGGTGGCGGCATTGATTCGGGCATAGGTATTGATCGAAACTTTGTTCAGTTAAAGTAATATATTATGGCAAATAACAGTACACAAGGCGGAGGAATTATACGCACGATCCAAGCAATGATCGCTGCGAGGACTACTGCTTTAAACACTGGTGATGTAACTCAGAACATTGCCTTAACAGAAGCAATCTGCGAAGGCCCTATTCGAGGCTTGGTCGGAGGGTCTAGTGGTGTCTACTTAAATGATGTCCCTGCCGCAGACGCAGGGTTTAGTGGTTTTTACCCTATTCAAAGTGACACTACAGGAACGATTACTTTTAGTGGAAGTAGTCTAGGTACTGTAGATTCTAATACTACTATACCTACCGAAATGATATTTAACGAGGAGTCACCTCGTTCTATATTCTTAACTAATTACTTAGAGACCACTGTAACTATTAGTAACGTAGATGAGACTACAAATAACTATGCTACTATATCGCTTACCGAAGCTGGCTCAGAGACTTTTAGTTCCGACTGGAATACTCTCGGCGAAATAAACTTCAGTAAGTATGCGGTCCTTACTGCGCCAGGCTTTACCTATCAGGGCAACTTCAGTGACACTACAGGCACTACCGGAGATTTTACTTTATCAAAACCTACGGGAATAGATGACAGCCTTACATATACCCTGAGAATTGTAAAGATTTTCAATCTTGTATCTAAAAACAATTCCAACAATACTTTTACGGTTTTAGGGACTCCTGATTCAGGTACTTATAACTTTTTCGTACAAGAGCAAAGCACCCTATCGTTAAGCTACCTTCCAAACGGACGCGCTGGGGCCTTAATCGGCAATAAAATAAACAATCTTCAGGTTCAGTTTAGAAACGGCTCACTTTTTCAAAGACCTCTCAATGAGATAGGAGGGGTAGGCGGAAGCGTAGCTCTTACTACAAATGTAAACTTTCCTTTAAAAATTATTAACACAGGCGCAGTGCCTGGTGTTACTCCTATTGATCTACAGTATTTACCAATAGGTCAAGAAACAGATTACGCAACCGCTCCTACTGTTCTTAGTAGTACACAATTCGGGTTGAATGCAGCGAAGCTAGAGGATGTTAATGAAGTTACTATAGGTATTGCGTACCCTGGAGGCTTACAAACAAACAACGTAGAAGCGGGCGGCAGAGAAACCTGTTACGCCTTCTACTTGATTCAAATACAGAAAGACTTTGTAGATAACGGCACCACAGTTAGCGGGCCTTGGTTGAATGCTTTCCCTAACTATGGGCAGTATGTTTCTCACTATGGTAAAACAACTGCTGCTACAAACTATGACCACACAATTAATTTAGACTCTTTGCGTCCGTTTACAGACTTTAGAATTCGAGTTATACGAGTAACTCGACAGTCTGGTATGCCTATTACGTCTGATGGTACTGCAGGCGGAAGAACAAACAGAAACAAGTGGCAAGCAACTGCGCAGTCAGCGATAACTAATATTAGCTATGTCATTAAAGATAGACTACAGTACCCATATACCGCGCACGCTTCTTTAAGTTTCTCTTCAAAAGAGTTCTCCAGTTTGCCAAAGCCTTCCTATCTCTTGGAAGGTTTAAAAGTACAAGTACCAACTACGTACACTCCTAGAGAGTATTCTACTGAGGTTGACTCAAGCGGAAACCCCAAAGCTGTTTATGAAGAGTTCTGGGACGGTACTTTTAAAGATCAGCTCCAGTATACTGACAACCCTGCTTGGGTATTTTACGATATTATAACAAATGACAGATATGGAGCAGGTCGTTGGGTTTCTCAGTCTGATATAGATAAATTTGCTCTTTATAGAATCGCAAGATATTGTGATGAGTTAGTAAGCGATGGCAATGGCGGAGTAGAGCCACGGTTTAGGTCAAACATACTCTTAACAAAAGCTACTGACATATACAAAGTCGTAAAAGATATGGCTACTGTATTCCTAGGAATATCGTACTGGCTAGACGGCAGACTTACACTTATTCAAGACAGTCCTTCAGAACCTGTGTACACATTCACAAAAGGAAATGTTATACAAGGACAGTTTAACTATGAAAGCACAGGGCAACGAACACGAGCTAACCAAGTAGTAGTAACTTGGACAGATCCAACTGTAAACTATCAACCTTCCGTTCTTGTCGTAGAAGACAGACAAAGTATTGTAGAAACTGGCAGAATTATATCTGCGGATGCTGTAGCATTTGGCTGTACTTCAGAAGCTCAAGCTATTCGTTTTGGGCGATGGAAGCTTTGGACCGCACAAAATCAAACGGAAGTCGTAACCTTCCAGACGTCTCTTGCGGCTCACTATATTAAGCCTGGAGACGTAATTAATATTCAAGATGCTGACCGGTACGGCGTTCAGTATAGCGGCAGAATATCCTCCGCAAATTCAACGTCTGTTACTTTAGACAGAAGTGTTACTTTAAGTGCTTCTTCCGAGTATGAACTGAGCACTCTTGTTACTGCTCCTACTGCTATTTATGTAGGCTCTAGCCCTATTACTGTTAATTCTGTTACTTATAATTCTGGAGATAGAATTACTGAAGGGTACATATGGAATGGAAGTGCTTATGCTTTAACAACAATAGCAGACGAAGAAGACGCTTCTAATGCCTTCTCAGATGCGTCTGGATCGACTCTACTTCCTCTAGTATGGAAGGAGTATAGTTATGTAGAGACACATGACATCGTAAACGGAGGTACAGCAACTTCAACTCTTACTCTTGCGAATTCGGCCACTTTTGGTACTACTCCTGCCGCGAACACAGTCTGGGCACTCAAAGAGACTATAGATTCTCTCGAAGCTACTGGATCAAAGAAGCAGTACAGAGTTCTATCTTTATCGCAGGATGCGGATAATCTATTTTCTGTTTCCGCAGTAGAGTTCTACCCAGAAAAGTTTGTTGCAGTCGAAGAAGACTACGAAATTGGTGTTATACCTTCAAGTATTTACGTTGAGAGAGAGCCGGAAACTATTCCTGCACCTTCTAATACCCGTGTTACTCTACGAAGCGATGCGAAACGTCCCGGAGAAGAGCTACAAATACAGTGGGATGCTCCCGATTCAGAGTTCATAGCAACCTATGAGGTATGGCATAATTTAGCTGAGTATGAGAGCCCGATAATATCGAGCCAGCCTACCGTATTTTTAAATAACTTAGCAAATGGAATAGCAAGCTTTAAAGTTCGCGCAATATCTCCTTCTGGCAATAAGTCTGCTTTTGATTACTTAGAGTACCAGATAGACGACCCTTACGAGCAAAATATTGAAAGAGTTTCCTATGGTATTCCAAAAGGGGCTATAATAAATAGCAGTGCGGGCCTTGTAGATTCAGGAGCCGATACTCTATTCCGAGTTTTAAAGTCTACATATAAAATTGCGTCAAACGGCGATAAAGATACTATTGTATCAACTTCTGATTTCGAGCAAGATGTTTCAGATATTGACGCAGATCAAAACTACTATATTTTACTAGACGCAGACACAGCAACACTTAACCTGATAGAGTATAATAGTTCTGAGCTAAGAAACCTCCCTTACTGGAGAGACGTAGGCACAGGCGATTCAGTAGGTGTAACTAGCTGGAACTCTATTGGGACTGTAAGTGTATCTGCTAATTCAAATGTAGTTACAGGATCGGGATTCGATTCAAGTGTGGAACTTAGAGATATAATTCAATTCTCTGGAGGCACAAGCCCTTCAGATGCTTTAGCGGGTATAGTTATCTCTAAAGTTTCTGACACTGAAATAGTTATTGATAGAACTTTTGACTCTGCGGTATCTTCTGTAACAGGTTACAGAGCGGCCTACCGTCCAGATACTTCTCAAGATGCAGTGTTGGGAAGAGTTTCAAAAACTTCGGGAAATGTATTTAGCTTCGACAGCTATCTTTCTATAGACAAAGGATTAGGACTAGAAAGATCCGTAATTTTAGCTCCTAGCATTACCTCTCTAACCTATGATGCTGCCTCAGCTCAAACAAATACTCCTAGTAATATTTCTGTTACAGTATCTACTCAAGGGTTTACAGAGCCAGAATTCTCCATAACTATACCTACCGGTTTTGATAATGCGGGTACTACTGCATTCGCAACTTCAACTCAAACAGATACAAGTACAGAAGTATTTATTTTAGACGCGGATGGGGCAGTCTCATATGGCACAGGAAATACTTTAACAACTTCTGTAAGCGTTAGAGAAGTAAATGACCCAACAGGTACTGTCAGAACCGTTACTTTAGATACTTCAAAAGTAAAAGACGGTGCTGAAGGTGCCCCAGGTGCTCAAGGGCCCCAAGG